CGCCCAGATGACCGCCGCACCCTGGGTGAGCAGATCCGGACTCGTTTCGACCTCGGTGTTGGTCGAATCCTGGACGAACAGAACGTATGTCCCGGAACTGCTGCCGTCGCGGACGCCGACCTTGATGTTGTTTCCGCTCGACCCAGGGCCGAGAGCGGACGCGATGAGCGAAACTGCGCCGCCGGAATCGAGCAGGTTGGCGGAGGCCGTTGCCGATCCGGGGCCGACGACCCGGCTGACGTAGGCGTTGGCCCCGCCCTCGCGGAAGTAGGTGTCCAGCGCGTCGTACAAGATGGAGTACGAAACGCGCGGCCCGAAGATCCGCGTGAAGTCAGAGATGGACTGGACGAGCGTCGGCTGGAGCGGCCCTGAGTCTGACAAGCCGGTCACTAGCCATACGCCTGTATCGGTCGGAGCGCTACGCGATGGCGGCGTCGGCCGCAGCGTAACGTTGACTCCCGGCCGGACGAGAACCGTGCTCATGCGCTAGCCTCCTCGCTTGCCGGAGCTTCCTGCGACTGGGCTTGGGCTTCCGCCGACCCAGGATCGAACCCGGTCGCGTCGATGAGTTTGCCGTCATCGATCAGATCCTGATGCGCTGTCATCCCCTCGGCATCCAGGGTAATGTAGTCGCCCGGAGCGAGCGGAGTGCCGCCTTCCAGAACGATTGCGTTGTATCCGACGTAGCGGAACTGCGTACCTCCGCTGCCACCTCCCGGCGGCTTCTTCGTGGTGGGCATTCCTACCCCCTCGGCATTGGGTCGGTGAACGGGATATTGTTGATATCGACGAACACGGCCAAAACCTCGTACCAGTCATCACCGGGCTGTGTGTCGGGATCCGGCGGATCCAGGTTGTACGGCCCCGCTCCTTTCGTCATGATATTGTCGACCATTATCCGGCAGATGACATGTACTGACCGCATCGTACGCGACTGCTCTATGTCGGGAACATCCTCGTATGTCTCTGTGACGACCTGGGTGCCGCTGTATTCCCAAGTATCGTCGAGGTACGACTTCTGCTCGATGATAGCCCGAGCGGCCGCGCCGTAGACCTTGGCGAGGCGCTCAGAGTTATCCTCGGTGTTCGCGGCGGCGATGACTCCGACTCCGCACATCCACCACGCGCTCATAATCCCGTCGCCGGTCGCCGTCGGCGCGTCGGCCATTCCCGGAGAGACTACAACGACAATCGGTAGCTGCTCATCCGGGTAGGTATCGAATCGCCAGCGCTCGACGTAGGTGCGCGGCGGCGGGATCAATCCCGGAGTCCAACCACGCTGAATCTCAATCTCTTTGATGTAGACCGGGAACCACGCCTTGAGCGTCGCTAGCACCGAGCGAGTTAGAACACTGCCGTCGAAGATCGGCCCGAAGATCGAATTGATAGAGTCGTACTGGTCAATGTTCGACATCAGCGGCTCATCCTTTCGATCAGGTACTCCTCACAGATCTTGGCCCAACGCTCTACATCACCCGCCACGAACGAGAGATAGGGTCGAGCGGGGAGCTTGCCGGGGATCCCGAACTGGTGAGCAGCCGCGTACTCCAGACGTGAACTCAGGTCGAGGTAGTCGTCTCCGATGTCCAACTCCTGATTCCGAGATTTTGGTTTCGTCACCGAGTTGATGAGACGACGGCGAGCCTGGAGAATCTTGTCTGGGTATCCCTTGGCCAACTTCCGCTTCTCGTATTCCTCGTCCAGCTGCGCCCAACTGCCGCCGCCGCGCCGCCCTTCGCTGCTGAAGTTGACGGCGATAACTCTTGTCATGAGATCGTCGGCTACGCGACGTAGTGCTGGCCTCATGTACCGAGCGGCTTCCATTCCTCGTCGCAGCATCACGTGAGTTTCTTCGACTCCGTAGACTTGGAGGCTGAATCCAAGACTCATAGTGGCCTGCTATAGATCCAGTCGGATTCGGGATAGGCATAGTCCGGCCTGCCGCCCGCCCCGGCTAGCTGGTCGAGTGCGTCCTCACCCGCCTCTTCGGCCATGATCGCAGACTGGAGACTCTTGATCTTCTCATCGAAGAGAACCTTCAACTCCGGGTAGATGGAGCGATTCTGCGCGACCTCGTTCCCGAAGAACGAAAGCTCTATGTACATCATCGCGCGGATCGCTACGACATCCTGCGCCTCTTGGATCAGATCCTCCGGAATGTCCGAGCCGATGAGCGGCCGGACGTTGTTCACTGCCTTGTCAATACAGGAGCGCGCCTGATCAGCGTTCGGGATCGTAAGGTCATTGAAGGTGTTCTGCAGCGTTCCGTTTGAGTCGCGTGTCCGGATCAGATTGACCCCGGCCACGTCCGGAATCGTCGGCACCCATTCGATAGGGACACCGTTGAACGTCGGCACCATCTCGATGATGTTGTTGCTGGAGTCCGCGAACGAGATCTTGTACCAGCCGTGATCGAGAGTCGCCTGGTCGGTCGTGAACTCGCGCGGCTGCGGGTCGGAAGGATCCGCGTCGATGGGAGACAAGGGTTGCGTATCGATGAGATTGTAGACGCCAAACTCCGCGTCACTCTCTTCGATCAGAACCGTTGTCCACGGCACGCCGTCGAACCTCGGCACAGGCGTGTAGTCGGCAAAGGAGACGACGGTCACCTGACAATCCTCCCTTGTGTTGGAAGTCTGAACGTACCCTTGGGAATGGAGGGCACAGAGGCCGTTCCGACCGCCGAGGCATTATCGATGTATCCCATCGCCGGGGAGAGGATATCGCCTCCGGGCTGGTCGGTAAAGAGCACCAGGGGTGGATCTCGATGCTCACTTTCGAGTGAGGTTCCATAATCGAAGAATATGAGCAGCGCGAGGAGGTCAGAATCATCAAGCCCGGTCGCCTTGTCGGTACTTACGACCCCCAGGCTCGCCTCGTATTCGAGGGAATAGCCGCTGTCCGCAGTAGTCAAGAGCACAAAGGAGTCGCCCTTGTCCACTCCGCGGCCCGTATCAAGATCAAAAATATTTACGAAATGAGCGAAGAATTCGGCCGCTCGACCGCTGTCCGCGCCCTTGACCCACACCCGAAGTAGAGCGGACTCCGATCCAACTCCGGCCTCGGTCAGAATCGGTGGCTTGGACTTAACGGCCGCACCTTCAAAGCTTTGGCCAGTCTCGTCCGTGACCTTCCAGTACTGCTCATCCTTTTGCGCTCGGTCATTAGTCGGCAGGTTATGGTCGGACGCAACGATGTGAGCGTGTACGCTTTGCGTCTCTGTGATCGTCCCGGAGCCGTCCGCCTTGACGTCCGCACCGCTGTCCGCCGACTCGCCGGTCGGCCCGTTAACATCAGCGCCGACGAGCTTCGCGTGAAGCGCAACAGAATCAAGTCCGTGCGCTACGTCGAACGCGGGTAGAACGCCGACCGGCCCCAGAGCAAATTCGAGCGTCGGCTTGTTCGCGTCTGCGACGACCGGGCGCGCAACGAGCGTCGCCATATCGAGGCCGGTCGAGCTATCCGCCGCAACAATGAAGAGGTGGGCATAGATCGAAGCCGTCTCGGAGGCGATGCCGGCGTCGAGTCCAGCGGCGACAACGACTTTCGCAACGGCGCTAACTTCGATCCCGAAGACGTTGTCCTCGAACCCAGAAAGACCGATGTTGGCTACATCGCCAGATCCGATACCCTGATCGGCCGCGGATATCGTGATCGAAGAGAATGCATATTCATCGGTCGGCCCGCTAGCGTCTACATCGTCCTTGTATTGAATGACGATTGGGACTTCATCAGCAGTACCCGAGTCGGATACGACAATCGTCTGCAGGATGATCGAGACGGTGCCAACTTCGGTGACGGCCCCCGAGTCGAACGCAGGGATGAGTCCGCGAACGACCGATGCCGACTCCGTGACCGTTCCGTTCGACTCGAACCCGTCGATATGGAATTGTGCCGACTGGGTTTCGGTCGTCGTGCCGTTCGTATCCGTAACAGGAACAAGGAGACGGCGCAGATCCGCAATATCACTTCCGATGCCAGTATCGGTCGTCGTGATCTTGACGACGAGGACGTTGGCCTCGGCTATCGCTCCCGCATCAGTATCGAGTGCCTGAGTCTTGAGTACCGGCGTCTCGGTGACGGATCCATTGACGTCGGCGGCGGACTGTTGAACGGTCGGTACGGCAAACTCAGTGCCGACCCCCGTATCGAATCCGGGGATCGCGCCACCGGGCGAAAGGGCAAATTCGAAGGAGCTACCGGCATCGGTGTCAGTGAACTTGGCGACGAGGATCGTATTGTCAGTTCCGGTACTCGCATCAAATGCGTACAGCCGCAGAGAGATTGTCTCGGTCGTCGCGCCATTCGTGTCCGTAACGTTGACCTTGACGAACTGCGCGACGGCCGTCTCGTCTGTCGGCCCACTTCCGTCCGTCTGCGTATACTTGGCGACGAGTGTCGCGGAATCGTAGGTTGCTCCCTGAGCGCCCTCGTCCGTCAGCTTGGCGACGAGCGATTGAGTCTCGGTGACGGCTCCGTTGTTGTCCGTGCCCGTGAGCGTGGCCGTGCGGGTAACTACCGCATCGACGCCGGTACCTGCGTCGGTGACCGTGACCTTGAAAACTGGCGCAGCCGTCTCATCGACCAGTGTGGTAGAGTCGGCCGTCGCCGTTATCTTGGCGACGATAGTCGTACTCTCGACAATGGTTCCAACATCGACCGCTGTCGAGGCGATAGTCGCTACTTCGACAACCGCTCCATTCGTATCCGTCGCCGGGACGAGAGCCGTAACCGTCGCATCTTCGGTGGCGAGCGGATAGACGGGAACGAACGGCAGGTGCGCATAGGTATCGACGTTGGCCGGGATATCGGCGTAGGTCGCAAACGTATTCGGGAGGTCTGCGTACGTTCGGACATACGGATCTGCGGCCAGGACGTTGACGTTCAGCGAGCCGTTATCGGATCCCGTGCCCGTATCGAATTGGACGCCGCCCTGCTGATATGAGGCAATGTCCGAACCCGAACCAGTATCCGCTGACACGAGGAGCACCTGAGAAGATCCAGTCTCGGCGCTGCTCCCGGAGTCAGAGGCAGATATGAATAGATGAACATCAACAGAGGTGGCTTCGGTCGTAGCCCCGTTGATGTCGGTCGCGCTTACAGCGACGGGGATGTAGTTGACGTTGTCTACGAAGGAGTCTGCGGCCGTCTCAGTACCATAGTAATTCGAACTGATAGAAGCCCAAACCGACGTGATCGCAAATCCCGGCGCGACCGAGAACTGATTGTTCCAGGTTTGACCGCTAGCCGACGTATCGAAGTAGATTGTTCCGGCAGACTCCCGAATGCGCCAGTACGCCATGTTCAGCGCGTCGAAGGCCACCGTCGTTTCCCCGCTGATCGAACCCGCGATCCATCGCCGCAAGTAGAGCGTCGATCCTGAGACGCCTATCGAGAATTTGTCCTGGTTGACTACGCCGCCGCGCTGAACTTCCAACCACATCTCGCGCGTACCGTTGCCAACAGAAGGCGGCATCATCTTGGCGGAGAGATATGATCCGGTTAGATTATAAGTGCCGTTTTGATCAGTCTCAATCCACTCTGCACCCGCGGTACAAGGAATCTTCGCACGTCCGCTTGCGTCCCACACGGCCCCGGAAGAGGAGTTTGGCCACTTAACGGCCTTGTCAAGCGACGAATCGAACGTATCGACTAGCGTCTCTAGCTTCGGCAGAGCCAGGCTTGTGGCTTCGGTCGCAGTCCCATTCACGTCCGTCGAAGTAGGCTTGCCGATGAGTGCGTTGGCTTCGGTCGTCGTCCCGTTCGTATCCGTAGCGCTGATCGGCGTCGGCGGAACTATGTTGATCTGATCGATGTATCCGTCCGCCGCTGACTCAGTAGCGTAGTAGCCGCAGAGGAAGACGTAGCGACAGCGAGTGATATCGAATCCGGGTGCAGTCGTCAGCTGGTTCGTCCAAGTACCGCCGTCGGGCGACGTATCGAAGTAGATTGTGCCACCAGACTCCCGAACTCTCCACCACTGGGTTGAGGCGCTGTAGGAAACGATCTTCTCACCGCTGACCGCTCCGGCAAGGTAGCGACGAATGTACAAGTTCCCCTGTTGCCAGTAGAACATGTACTTGTTTGTGTTATCATCTACATTCCGAAGCTCCATCGTCATCTCGCGGCTACTCGTCCCGACCGGCGGCGGCGTCACCTTCGCCATGAAGAACGACCCCGTTAAGTTGAGTAACGGCCGGTCGTTCGCGGTAGCGAGAGTCGCGTAGCTACTAACACAGGGCATCCGGCAGCGCTGTCCACCGCTGTCCCAAACTGGATCGGACGAAGATCCGTTCCACTTTGTGAGATCGACGGACGTGTCGAATGTGTCGTAGAAGTATTCAGTCTTGTAGGTTGGAACTCCCCAATCACCGCCCACCCCCGAATCGCTGCTGGAGATGGGAGTCGAGGCGCTCGGAGGAACGTTGACCTCATCGACATACCCGTTCGACGCCGTTTCAGTGCCGTAGTATCCGCAAGAGAAATCGATATGAATAGCGCTAACGTCGAACCCAGACGCCGTTGACCAGTAATTGTTCCAGGTGGTTCCGTCCGGCGAGGTATCACAGTAGATTGTCCCACCCGACTCGCGGATCCGCCACCACTTATGATTCACCGGATCATACGGAATCCCCGTGGCCGATCCGCTGACCGATCCGGCTAGTCTGCGAGAGGCACCAAGGTTGCCACCGCTGACGTAGAGAGATACACCGTCGCGGATCGATCCCCAAGTACCGATCCGGCTAATCTCCATGAACATCTCGCGCGAGCCGCTGCCCGTCGGCGGTGGCGTTACCTTGGCAATCAGAGATCCGCCGGTGAGGTCGTACGACTTGGCCTGAGCCCCGGTATCGATGTACCCGTACGAGGTTGTACATTGCAGCGCGAGTTGGCCGCCATTTCCCGAATCCCACGACGCTTGCAGAGAATCCGTCCAGACCGACGTATTGAAGGACGACACGAACGAATCCTGAAGATTCGAGATCGGATTGGCGACGGGCGTGTAATTCGGTGTCGTCAGGAACGAGCCGCCCGCCGACTGCCCCGAGCGGATCAATACATCGGCGTTCGCGTTCGTCGCGGCGGTCGTGACCTCCCAGGCGACGACGAAGAAGAGGAACTCATTGTTGAGGACTATAGTCGTGCCCGGAGCCCAAGTAACGACCGAAGTTCGATCCGCGCTCGTGGACAGAGCGGTAGTCGTCGTCCCTATCTGAGTCGCGGCCGTCAGTTCAGTCGGGCTTACCGATCCATTGTAGCTCGTACTCTTGAATACCCGGAGCCGGATCCGACCGCATTGCCCGGTAGCCGAAGAGGCCGCGCGAACTGCGAACGTGAAGACCCAGTTCCCAACGTCGAATGTCCCGTTGAGCGGGTACATCGTCTTGAAGGCATTCGCCGTAGCGTTCGAACCATTGACGAACGAGGCAGGCTGCGTGGTCGAGGCGAAAGTCGTAGACGCCTGCTTGGTACCGGCGTCGAAGGGGGACATCTGGGCCGCAGCCTTCGTCCCCTGAGTCCAGCCGTCCGCGCGGTTCGCAGCAGTTTGGTCAGACTCGTCTAGCCGACCGAGATTGTTGTCAATCGGGACGTTCGTCCCAGTGACACGGAAGTTCTTAGTCGCCATTCTCGACCCAGATGGTCATCTCGCGCCGACGTAGCTCCGGCATCGAATCTGGGCCGGGGCCGTGAACGACCTCCCAGCGCAACGTGCCGCTGATAATGAACGGCTCGACATCGCTGCCGAGATTAATCCGCTGCGGCCCGTGCTGCATGAGAATCGAATAGAGCGTGTCACGGATGATACTGTCGAGTTCAGTCCGAGGCTCTAGCTCGGCTACGACCTCTTCGATCTCGCGTCCCGGAGTCCAGATCCGCCGCAGCTTCTCGATGGGCGAGATCCGAACAGGCGGCATTAGATCACCCGCATAAAGACGTTCACGATGATCGACGGCTGCGCATTCTGATGAGCGCCGCCACCACCAGTGCTGTTGCTGATCGAGCCGCCAATTGCCGGTAGCGTGGTCGGGTTGCCGATGTTCGCATACCCAACACTCGTGGTATACGACTGTGACTGGAAGGCATATACATTTTTGCTGCCGTCCGGAACGTTCGATCCAGCATACGGAATCGGCACCGTGTGCGTGTGTCCGGAGTCGGCATGCACGTGATTCGGGAGTGTCAGCGCGTGCGGGTGCGAGTGAGCCGGGATCTGCGCCGAGGTCAGGGTGATGCCCTCCGCGCCGAACACCGCCCCAACCGTCTGCCCATCGATACCCGAGATCGCTACGGTAATGCGACCCGAGTCTGTCCCGCCCATATCATCCTTACCGACGCCGATCCGGCCTCGATAGTCCGGCATATTGAAGTTGACGCCCGCCGAGCCACCGTTCGGTCGCCCCGAATTGTCGGCAAGAACCTGCAGCGCCGGATAGGCAGCGGCCGTGAGCAACTGACCGTACGGCAGTAGCGCCCAGGCTGGGATTTGGCTAGCCGCCCACGGCCATTCTACGATGGAACCCAGAACCGTCCCTGGTGCTGCAGAGACGGCCGAGTCCACGTCGAGTGCGAGTTCTTTGATGTCGGTAGCGACATCCGGAATGTCCGTCTCTTCCGGATAGCGCAGGCCGAGGTTGGGCGTCGTTCCCATGCGGGGTCAGGGGCGAGCGATGCTCGCGCTCGCCCCCTTCCCCCTGCGGCTCACGAGAGGGTGATCTGGCTCGTGAGCGTCCACGTTCCTGACGACTTCGTACCGAGCGCCGCAACCTTCCGGTTGAGGTTGACGGTACCGTTGAGGAACCCTGCGCCTGAGGCTGTCGTAGCGCTCGCCGCGATTGTCCACTCGGCCCAGACGTAGTTGGCCTCGGTTCCAGTGAAGTCGCTCTGGAACGAGACGGTCTGTGAAGCACGCGACGGATACGCCGCGTTCATTGCCTTGTAGAAGCGGTTCGTAGCCGCCACTAGCTCCGTTTGCGTCGCCGCTTCGGCCGTGTTCGAATCACCCACGCCAGTGAAGGCGTTGGCGTTCGACCACGGGTTGGCCGCCACCTGATTCGAGACGACCGTGGCGATCATCGTCATGTCCTGGAGACGCTGGATCCCTTCGTTCAGCAGAAGGTTGCCAGCGATCTCGATGGCCTCCTCAGGCGGGCCGACGAACTCGCGCAGGGCCTGCGACGAGATCCCGTCCTTGATGGCCATGATGGTCGGAACGACGATGTTGCCGACCTGCTTCAGCGATCCCGGAATGTGACTGATTCCGACTCGTTCGAGACGCTTGCGAGCGAAGTCACAAGCTTCCTCGCTCCACTTCTCGCAGATCCAGAGGGTTTCATGCATTCTCTTCACCCCCTGCGGCCTCGTCGCTGGCGCCCAGTAGTGCCCGCGAATCCGCCAACGCCTGAAGCTCCGGTGGAACTTCCTCGCCGGTTTCCTCGTACTGAGCGACCAGCGACTTGGCCTGCTCGACGAGCCCACCCATCGTGGGCGCGCCGGGTACCACCGGGCGATGCGCCGGATGAACTTCCGCGTCCGGATCCTCGCTCAGACTTCCGAACTCGATCAGATGCGAGATCATGTCATCGGCTGAAGTCTGACCTTCCCACTCCGATTCCCCGATTGCGGATTCCCCCAGTTCCACAGACTCTTCGAAGTCGCTACGAGAGATCATGGATCCCGGTGAGTATTGCCGTCCCGCTCCGCCATCGAGGAACGGCAGGTTAATGAAGGTGAGAGCTTTGTACTCGTCGGCCATAGCCTACCCGCTCTC